GCTTTTGTTCAGGAGGAGGTACAGGTGGATATTACCGACCACATTGAGACGGAGACGCAGGACATCATTCAAGCGACCACCACGACCGCTGCACCGACAGAGACTTTCTCGGCCCCGGTTCTTCCTGCGATGTCCACGTACACGGTTGCTGCCACAGAGACCACCGCGTCGGTAGACGTTGCGCCGCCCGTGTCCGCCACGGCTGCGGGTTCTGAAACGGTGGCTCCGGCGAGTGCTGCGACCGCTACGCCAGCCCCACCGTCAGAGCCGGTCGCTCCCACCATCCCACCGATAGCCCCGGTTTCTGAAACGCAGCAAGAGCAGGAATCACAGGCGGAAGCGGAAATTGAGGCGGCGGTTGAACCCGAACCAAAGGCGGTGAGCAAATCAGCAAAGTCAGCCCCACGACGGAAAGCAGCCACGGCGGCGGCGTCAACAGAGGCACCGGTCTCCGCGCCTGTAACCCCGGCGATAGCGGCACAGGCAGTGGTGGATGCCATTGCGCCATCCCAGAAATACGGCGCTGCCGCCCAGACGGTAACGCTGGTGGCGATGGGGATAATTGCCCAGAACAGGGGACTTTTTAAAGGGCCGGGGATACCTGACGCGGCGAAAGGGTTCTTTTCGACATCTACCATGCCGGACGGTCCCAGCATGGTGGACCGAATGACGAATTATCGCTTTAGCGGTCAGGCGTCGGAGGTGCACAATGCGCTTGTCGAAAGTCAATGGAGAAATTAGATGGAATGGCTAATTCAAACGCTCGGAGCCAAGCTATGCTGCATCATAAGCTCATCGGTTGGGGGTAGTGTGAACGTTCTTGTCAAGAAGCAGTTTGACTGGATGGGGCTGAAAGATGTTGGTATTGCAATTGTTGTCGGTATTATCGCGGCAGAGTGGTTTATACCGCCTGTTATGAAGCATTGGGAACTTGACATGACCTGGGGGCCAGCCATGGCCTTTGTTATCGGCTATTGTGGTATCAGATTGCTGCCGGCTATCGAAAAGCGGCTTAAAAAGGTCATAAAAGATGACTGAGGTCGAAGTTGGCGGTGTAAAGTTCAAGGGCGGCAAGATGCTCGCCGTAATGGTGGGTTTATCGACCTTTGTGGGCGGTTTGTACGGCGCTTTCGAGGTATATAAGGACTATATGGACATGAAGGAGCAGATTTCTTCCTATACAGCGCCTGATTTAAGCGGTTTCGACAAGAAACTGGCCGTTATGAGCAAGACTATGGTCGGCGTAAGTAAAGAGATGGCCTCTGTCCGCAACCGGGTGCTGGAGCGATCTGACGCTGCATCCTTGGAAAACGCCATTTCTGCGGTTGATAAACGCGCCCGCGCCCTTGATACAGAAACCCGTGCGGCGATGAGACAGGCTGAAAAGACCATGCGCGGCATTGCTGCGAGCGCAAATGAGCGTTTTGACGCCAAAATCAATCGCGTGACCACCACGGCGCGGCAGTCCGAGAAGAATATCCGCGACATTACAGAGTCGGCATCTGCCCGGTTCGACACTAAAATCAACGGTATTGACGCCAAGCTGAATGTGTTTGAGAAGCGTCAGGACAAGAAGCTGCGCGATGCTCTAAATAACCCGCTATTGAAGAGGTGATAGATGACTTTTGATGAAGCGAATGAACACAAGAAAGCGCTAAAACTGGAGGTTGAGATACTAAAGGAGCGTTACCAGCCTTCCGGCACCGGATCGTTGCATACGGCAGTCCATATACTGGAATCCAGGATAGAGGAAATCGACGGGGCGTTCATGTTGAAGGCTTTTGCGGAGAGTTAGACATGGCACAGAAGAAACTGGAGAAGGACAGCGCGTTTAACGCTCTCGACCTCGATGGCGACGGTGTCGTCAGCGATGCGGAGTTGGCAGCATCTGAAGCCTTGGCGAAACATGAGAAGGCTGATGCCCAGCGTCAGATGGCGTGGACCGCGATGGGATCAATGATTGTCTTTACGCTTGCCGTATTTCTGCCTATCTTCCCGGATGCTCGGATAAAGGCGTTATCTGACCTTTTTGGCCTGTTTTATATCGGTCAGGCTGGCGTTGTCGGGGCCTACATGGGCATGACGGCCTACATGGCTAAGGGCAAATAAGATGATGATACCGTTTACCCTCGGAGAGATACTAATCATGGGGCTAGTTCTCGCGGTTATTATCATGCTGACGGTTCATATGGCGCGGAAGAAATGATGCTGAAGATCTACCTGTTGGTGATAGTCCTTGGTCTCTTAGGGGGCGCAGGATACGGCGCGTATTATTACTATAAAGACAGTCAGGAGCGAATTCGTATCCTCACGGAAAACACCGCTAAGTTGGAGACGGCAAAGCAGTTGCAGGACGACACGATCAACGCGATGATCGAGGACCGTGAGAAATTCGCGGAGCTTAACAAGGAGCTTCAGACGAATCTGGATAAGGCGAATAGCTATAAAAACGTGCTTATCGGCAAGCTTCGGAAGCACAATCTGGCAAAACTTAGCCTTCGGAAG